TACAACTACACTAGGACGGTTCTTAGGGGTTTGATAGAACGTGGTACAAGCGCGTTAGAAGGCTCTCTGATGCTTGCTAAGGAATCAGAGCATCCGAGAGCGTTTGAAGTCTCTAGCACACTGATGAAAAATATTTCAGAAATGAGCAAAGACCTCATGGAGCTACACAAACATCTGGAAAATGAGAAAGGTGCTGTATCTACTCCTAGCACAGTTCATAACACACAAAACAATTTCTACAACGAGAAACAACCAAAGGGTGTCGATGATCTTCTAGATGACCTAGATGACGATGACAAAAAATAATAATGCAAATACATCCATTTAATGTAAGAGAATTTGTAAAAGAAAATAGAACTCTTGTCAAGAAATATATCAGAAAGAATACTTATAGTGTTCAAGTTGATGATATATTTCTTGGCCCTGCTTACTATTATCAAAAAAATGAGCATATTCTTAATAAGAAAGAAAAGCCAGAATACTCATTGATGCAAAAACTTGAATACATTAAGTGTATGAAGAATTGTGCCTATTTTACTAGAAAATATATAAAAATAATATCAATTGATGATGGTGTGATTCCTTTTGATTTGTATGACTTTCAAGAAGAATTACTGGATAAGTATCAAAAAAACAGATTTATAATAACTTTGCAGTCTCGCCAAAGTGGTAAAATGATTGATCTTGATACACCAATTATGACACCAAACGGGTTTGTTAAAAATGGTGATCTTAAAGTTGGTGATAAAATTTACGGTAGAAATGGAAAGACGACTGATATTACGTTCATAAGTGAACAACGTAATGATATGAATCAATATGAGCTTACTTTTGATAATGGACAAACAATAAAAGCTTGTGGTGAGCATCTATGGGCGTTTAAATCATCAAACAAGAACAAATTTGAATATGTACGCAATACAGAATATATGATTTCTGAATTTGATAATGTTAGAAAAAATAAAAAATCCGGTAGTTTATGGATTGATATTACAAATCCTTTAGAATTTGATCATAAACCTGTTTCGATTGACCCTTATACTTTGGGACTATGGATTGGTGGTGGAGATTCTCAAGGCGGCTCTATTAGTAGTCATCTTGATGATTTTAATTTTTATAAGTCTGTTGTCAATGTTACAAAAGATGATAAATTTACACTAGACAAAAGAACAACACACACTGGTAGATTTAGAGTAGAGGGGTTACACAAAGAACTTAGATTATCAAATTTAACCAATAATAAACACATTCCAGAAAATTACATCTATAATTCTAAAGAAGTGAGATTGGAACTCATTCGTGGGTTAATGGATTCAGATGGACATTGTAGTGAGTATGGTGCTTGTGAGTTTTATCAAAAAGATAAAGCGATTATAGATAAAGTTCGCCTTATACTATCTACACTTGGTATTAAATCAAGAATCAGAGAAAAGTATATTAGTGGTTATGGTGATCCTTATTATACACTATCATTTACTGTACCTGTTGATAAATTTGAGATATTCAAACTCCCAAGAAAATTAGAAAGGCAAGCTAATTGCAAATCACATCCCAAAAACGAAAGAATATATCTATCTTCTTATAAAAAACTAGAAAAAGAAGAAAAGGTTTATATGCAATGTTTGACGGTTGATGATGATGATCATATGTTTGTTTGTGGCGAAACTCTAATACCAACACACAATACACAGACTACTGCGGCATATATTCTTTGGTTTAATACATTCAATGATTCTAAAGATACAGCTATATTAGCAAACCGATTAGCGCAAGCTCAAGAAATTATGGGTAGGGTGCAGATGTCTTACGAAAACCTACCAAACTTTTTAAAGTGTGGTGTTTCTGAATACAATAAACGATCTATGAAGTTTGCAAATTACTCAAAAATATTTTGTGCAACTTCAACTTCATCATCAATTCGGGGAACCTCGATATCACTCTTATATATTGATGAATGCAGTTTTCTTCGTGATGATATGGCATTTTATGAATCAACGTATCCAGTTATTACATCTGGTAAAAATTCACAAGTTATAGTTTCATCAACTCCTAATGGCGCTCGTGGATTGTTTTATAAGCTTTACACAGAATCTGTTGAAGGCATCAATAAATACGTTAACCATAAAGTTACATGGGATATGGTGCCGGGACGTGATCAAGAATGGAAAAAGGAACAGATTGCTAATACATCTCAAGAGCAATTTGATCAGGAATTTAACGTATTGTTTAGGGGGTCTTCTAATTCTCTAATTTCTGGTAATGTACTTGAAAATCTTATCGAGAGAAGCCCTGTAGAAGTTCGTGACGATTTAAAGATATATGAACATCCTATATTACCAGACGATGAGCAAGCGGGGCATATATATGCTATGACCGTTGATGTTAGTCGAGGGTTATCACAAGATTTTAGCGCGTTTATTGTTTTTGATGTAACACAACTTCCTTATAAAGTGGTAGCAACATATAGAAATAACAAAATATCACCAGTGTTATATCCAACCATTATTAACTCTACAGCACAACATTACAACAATGCGATGGTTTTGGTTGAGATAAACGATATTGGTGAACAAGTAGCTTCTATTCTATACAACGAATACGAATATGAAGAACTACTAATGACAAAATCTGATAAGAGTAGACAGATAATTTGGTATGGGAATGATTGTAAGCTTGGTGTTAGAACAACTACTGCGGTTAAGTCTGTTGGTTGTTCTAACATCAAAACTCTGGTTGAGAATGAAAAGATTGAATTGAACGATAAGACGGTCATTGATGAATTTGGTACGTTCGTTCCTAAAGGAAAAAGCTACGAAGCTGATTCTGGTGCCAATGACGATTTTGCAATGTGTTGTGTTCTCTTTGCATGGGCAACAACACAACAATACTTTAAAGATATGACAGATATCAACACTCGTGTTGAACTCTTGAAAGATAAAGAAAACAACGAACAACTAACCCCATTTGGATTTATTGAGCGTGATTTTGATCCGACTGATGGGCAAGGTGAAGACGTTACACAAAATCCATTCGGAATAAAGCAAGGGGAAGTTGACAGAAATGATGTATTTTTTGACGGGTTTTAATTTAAGCCGGTCAAATCATAAATAGAATCAGACACAATAAAACAAACCAATTATGAGGTTTTCAAAAAACTATGACTTCTCCAAGTGTAATTTCAAAAGAAAAAGATTTAACCTTTACTATCCAGAGCATTACAACTAATGCTACTGGTTATGTAGGTATGTTTCGTTGGGGGCCAGCTAACGAAATTGTTAGCATTACCACCAATGAAAACGAATTGGTTAAAAGGTTCAGTGAGCCAGATAAACAGACCGCACTATATTTCCTTTCTGCCGCAAACTATATGCTATATGGTGTGCCTTTGGAAGTGGTTCGTGTAGTTGGTACTGGTGCCTTGAACTCGATTGATTCAGTTGCTGATGCAGCTAGTCAAACCCCTATTCTGGTTGAGAATGAATCAACATTTGATCTTCTTACTGATGCATCATTCACCACACAAGTTCCGGCCTTTATTGGTCGTTATGCTGGTGCGCTTTCTAACTCTATTAAAATTTCTGCTGCTGATTCAGCAGGATTTGCTGGTTGGGAATTTGAAGATCAATTTACCTATGCACCAACCAGCGACACATTCAACCTGATCGTAATTGATGAAGATGGTTTGATCACTGGTACTGTTGGTGCTGTAATTGAAAAATACGAACTACTTTCAAAAGTTTTAGGCGCAAAGAAAGTTGATGGTACTAGCGCATATGTGGTCGAAGCCCTTAAAAATCAGTCAAACTACATCTACTGCTATTCCGCAGATGCAATTGAATTTTCTACTGGTTTGTTTGAAGCATCCCTTACAGGTGGTGTAGATGACAACGTACAAACTAATGCCGACTTTGTAACCGCGTTTGATATGTTTGCTAATTCAGAGTCTGTTGACATTGTTCGACTGATGACTTCTGGTGCAGACTCAGCCGCTAAAATTCGCGCTGTTGATGTGTGTGAAGGTCGTGGTGATTCTGTAGCTTTTGTAGCTCCTGATCTTGCTGATGTTTATAATAATTTGACTGCTGTTGCTGATGTTAGAGAATTCTTTAACACCACAATCAACAAAAACACTTCTTATGGATTCGGTGTTGATAACTGGAAACTGGTTAATGACAAATACAATGACACCACCATATGGATTCCTTGTGATTCCGATGCCGCTGGTTTGCATTCTCGTTTGTTTGTTACCGCAGAACCTTGGTTCTCTCCCGCTGGTCTAAACCGTGGACAGTTGAAGAACGTTATCAAGCTTGCATGGTCGCCAAACAAAGCACAACGAGATGTTTTGTACAAAGATGGCATTAACTCTATCATCTCATTTCCGGGCGAAGGCACTGTGTTGTTTGGTGATAAGACACTGCTTAAAGCACCTTCTGCCTTTAACCGCATCAACGTTCGTACCTTGTTTATTGTTATTAAACGGGCTATTAGTCGTGCGGCTAGATATCAGTTGTTTGAACTGAACGATCCTATCACACGTTCATTGTTCAGAAATGCGACTAATCAGTATCTTGATAACATCCAAGGTCGCCGTGGCATCTATGAAAAACGTGTAGTTTCTGATGAAACAAACAACACACCACAAGTAATAGACAGTAATGAATTTGTTGGTGATATCTACGTGAAACCCGCTAGATCAATCAACACAATTCGGCTCAACTTTGTTGCTGCTGGAACAGGTGCAGATTTCTCAGAACTTGAAGGCGCGTAAATCTTAAATTGTGTGGGGAATTTTCCCCACACAATTTACATATAAATAAGTTATATAAGACAAACAATTTATAGGATTATAAAAAAATGGCTACAATTTCCCAATTTAAAGCAGCCCTAAGTGGAGGCGGTGCCAGAAGTAACCGCTTTGAGGTCTTGGTTGAATTTCCTGCATTTGCTGGTGGTTCAGAAGATACTCGAAAAACTCCTTTTTTGGTAAGCTCTACATCTTTGCCTGCTTCTACTCTAGGTACTATTGAACGCCCATTCCGTGGTCGTGCATTAAAACTGGCCGGTGACAGAACATTTGATGAATGGACAGCTTCTTTCGTAAACGACACTAACTTTGCTTTGCGTGATGCGTTTGAACGCTGGCACAATGCTATCAACGGCTATAACTCAAACACTGGTGTAACAAGCCCAGATGATTATATGACCACTGTGAGTGTGTATCAGCTTGATTCACAGGACAACCGTATTAAAGAATATATTTTGAAAATGGCATACCCTAGCAATATCGGGGCAATTGAACTTGGTCAAGACACCAATGATTCTATCGAAGAATTTGAAGTAAGCTTCCAGTTCTCCGACATGACATCAAACACCACAACTTAATCTTGAGACTGGTTCTAAATAGGATTGTGTTGAGACTTAAAAACAATCAACACAATCCAAATTTAATAAGGTGATATACTGATTATGGCCCAAAGACAAGAAATGTTTAGTTGGCTTGATAAGAAATCGTTAGGCGATCAAGACGAAAACAAAAAAACACTATCTAATCAGATTGCTACTGATGACAATGATGGTGCTGTCGTTCTTGAAGATTCTATTAATGAGTTTATTCTCAACTACGATTTTACGTATAACAGCCAAGCGGAGTTAATTAATACTTACAGAGAAGTTTCTAACTATAATGAAGTTGATTTTGCAATTGAAGATATTGTAAATGAGGCTGTTACATTTGGCGATAATGATAGTAATGCTGTTGAGCTTGATCTTTCTTCTATTGACGATGAAATTTTATCTGAAAAGGTAAAAGAATTTGTTTATGAGAGTTGGGAAAAAATTGATAATTTGTTGGACTTGAACACAACCATCCACAGACGATTTAAGTCTTTTTATATTGATGGTCGATTGTCTTATCAAAAAGTTATTGACAAGGCGGGGGTTTCTAATAACGGTCTTCTTAATATCATTCAACTTGATCCACGTTTTGTCACAAAGTTTCGTAACGTAGAATATGACAAAGCAAACCACACAATTCAAGCGGTTGATGAGTATTTCATTTATAATGAAAACATTGCAGAGGCTAACCCAACAGATCAAAAAACAAAACAAAACAAAAACTCTAATTTTAAAGAAGCTTTAAAGCTTAACAAAGAATCTATTACATACATTACATCTGGTATAACGGATAGCAATAGCGGATACGCTATTAGTTGGCTACACAAAGCGATAAAGCCTGCTAACCAACTACGTATGATGGAAAACGCACTTGTTGTGTATCGTATTACTCGCGCACCGGAGCGTAGAGTTTTTTATGTCGATACATCTGGCATGACAAAGACAAAAGCAGAACAATATCTAAAGAACCTGAAAGCTAATTACAGAAATCGTATGTCTTACGATCCAGATTCAGGAAGCTTTAAAGATTCACGTCACTTGATGACGATGCAAGAAGACTATTGGATGCCTAGAAATGCATCCACAGGCAAGGGTACAGAGGTTGACACGCTTCCCGGTGGCCAAAACCTTGGGGACATAGAAGATGTCGTCTATTTCCTGAAACGCTTGTACAAGGCTCTTAACATCCCTATATCGCGCCTTGAAGCTGACTCTATCGTTAGCCTTGGCAGAAACACAGAAATTAATCGTGATGAGCTTAAATTCGGAAAGTTTGTAACCAAAGTTAAGAAACGTTTCAACATGATGTTTCTTGATCTTCTACGAACTGAACTTATTCTTACCAAAGTAATTACAGGTAAGGAATGGGATAAAATAAAGAATCAGATCAAATTTGTTTATTCACAAGACATGTATCTTGAAGAACAAAAGAAATTTGAAATGATGCGTGATCGTCTTGAGCTTC